GGACCACCAGCACCAAATAATGTTTCATTTATGTTAAATGTAGGTATCCCTGCTGAGGGGATAGTAGAGATAGCTTGGAAGATTTGGTTAATTAAAACAATATTTTTATTAACATTTAAATTATAAACTTCAGCAGCTCCTTCACCTCTAGAATAATTTATTCTATTGGGTTCGTGTAGCATAACAGGTCCTGTTTTTGTTGCTAAAGTAAAATTAGGTCTTAAAGTAGTAACTCCTCCTTTAGCATAACTTCCATAAAAATAAGCTTTATTAGCCCCTGTGTCTTGTGCTAAAGGATTATTTTCTCCAGTTCTTTGATCGGCAAAATTAATGTTAGTAAGTCCTACACCTAAAACTGAACCAGGTCCTCCTCTATAGGTAATCATAGTATTACCTCTTTTACCACCTAATAGATTAATATTATTATCAATAGCAGAAGGATAAAGAGCCCCTACACGATTGTTAACAATTTTTTTATCTACTAAATTTACAAGTCTGTTATTACTTGGGGCTTTGATGCTAGGACCTACCTTAGGAGAAACAACATCTAAATAAGTTTTAAGAGACAAAGGAGATAAACCTGTTGGATCTATTCCTTGTTTATTTAAATGACCACCAAATGCTACAACACCTGCTTGTGCTAAAGTAGATAAAGGAGTATAAACTCCTTGGTTTAAGATACCACCAGCCTGTGTTCTAACATTTGAATTGGATAGTAATTGTTGTTTTGCAGTGAATAATAAGCCATTAGGTGATTTAAGATCAGTAAACATCTTAGCTAATCTTTTTACATCCGTAGCACTATCTCTAGGGGTGTAAATACCGTTTCTTAAAAGAAAGTCCGGCATTTTTGGAGTAGGATTATCCGCATAGCTAGGTAGTTTAGTTTGAATATAGGGTTGCCCACTATACCCACCACCTGGTCTATCAGGAGCGCCTACTCCAAATTTAAGATCTCGGAGATTACTTTTTAAATCAATTAAAAATGGCATATTTTTCTAGCTAGATTAACCTTGGCCTGGGTCTGTTCCTCTTGCTACTGCTGGGTCTTGAGCTCTTACGATTAGGTTTTGGTTAATGCCTGAAATGACACCAAGGTAAGATCCACCTTGGAAAGTGTCGTTGATAGCATTATTAGTACCTGCAACTCCGTTATTTGATACTGTTGGGTAAGCACCATTTTTTAAAGCAGGGGTGGCAAATATTGATTTGCCTTTTTCTAGTCTAGCTCTTAAGTTAGTAAACATAGTTATAAAGTTTAAATTAAAAAATTAAGTTAAAAAACTCAATGTAACCTTTCGTATAAATATTAGATTATTTGATTCCTATGCGAGCGGTTTTAAGACCACTGTTAAGTTTATTACTGTCTAAATAGACGTTAGAATCTTTAGCTAAAAGACTACTTAAAATATTTTTCATTTCTCTAAATTCCTGAATCATTGCATCATTACCTCCTCCTCCTAGATTGGTTCCTGCCACTATAGCTGTTTGGTCACTATTATTTAATGCTATAGTATTTTTTCCTTTTTTAATTATGGTATTTCCGTATCCTGAAGGGATGATACCATCATCCATAGTAGTAATATCTTGTGTAGCTTCTTGTTTAGCATTAGCTAATATTCCTAAACCAATAGCAACAGCTGCTCCTACAGCAGCTATACCAACACCAAAACTAATAGCAGCATTTGCTGTAATAGCTCCGGCACTTAAAATTCCTGCTTGAATCGCCATAACAGTTAATCCTGCTATAGTTCTTCCTAAAGAAATACTAGCTAAAACACCCATAGCTACAGCAGCAGCCGCTGTATGTTCTGCTAAAAATGCAAATGCATCTAACACAGGGGCAAAAAGAACTCCAAGACTACCTACGATATCTTGTATTTTAGTTAAAGTATCCTGGAATTTTTCGGCTGCACTTCTAGCTTTTAATTGTTCGTATGCTTGTTCACCAAATTTTTCTCTAACACCTTCGGCACCAATATCTAAAGCTTGTTGTTGGTAAACCATTTGTGCCATCTCTTCACGAGACATACCCATAGCTTCAGCAATAGCTTGTTGTTGAATCCTATTACCAGTTGCAAAGGTATCAATGATTTCCTGGTTTTTACCTATTTCTTTGGTTAAATTTGTTATATCATTAGTTAAAGCATATAATCTTGCTTGTTCAAGATTAATATCCTTATTAATAAGTAATTCAGCTTTTAACTCATTTGTTATAGATGATTCAAACTGAAGTAAAGATTCGGCTATTTTATCAACCTGTTGTAAATTTAATCCTAATTGCCTTGCTTCGGTTGCTGCTTCAGCTAAAAGGTTAGGATTCATTCCTAAACTAACAACAATAGATTTAGATGCAGATGCTATATCACTAAATACTTGTTTAACAAGTATTCCTGTTCCTTTTTGGGCATTAAGTTTATCAACAGTTAAACTAACATTATCTAAAACAACTTCGGTATTATCTCCTTGTGTTTTAGCTAATAAAGTTAATTGGGCTGCTTCTTTATTTCCTAAACCTAATCTTTGAGTTAGATTAGTAAATGTTTCTAAGGTTTGGCCACTAGTATTAGCAATAGAACCAAATTCAGAAGATAAGTCTGTAAAAGATTTAGCTAATTTTGCGGATGTTATAAAAGCATCGTTACTAGTAAGTGCAACAGTTCTAAGTTCACCTGCTAATAGTAAAGAATTAGAATAACTTATTCCAGTTTCTTTTCTAAAAGAAGCCATTTGCTCAGAAGCGTCAAATACCCCTTTAGCAATTGCTATTAAAGATAATTTAAGAAGATTGGCTTTACTAAATGTTTCTGAAATATCTCCTTTAAATACTTTAGATAAAGTGCCACTTTTATCAATGGCATCTAAATTATCTCTTAAAACTTTTCCAGTTTTATCTAAAGTAGTTATTTTATCCTGTTCAGCTTTATTAGTAGCTTCTATAGCTTCTAATTGTTGTGTAGCTAAACTTTCTTGGATTGTTAATTCACTAGTTAATTTTTCAAGTTGTGTTTTTTGAGCTTTAGTTAATTTAACTTCTGAATCTTGAAGGATCTTGATTCTTTGTCGGATAGCTTCGGATTTGGCCTCTATTGCTATACGAGCATTTTGAATCTCTTTTTGTGTTAAAAGACCTTGTTGAGCTTTTAACTGTAGTGTTATAGATTGATCAAGGTTTCTATTAAATCCTTTGATGGCATTGAAGATATCTTTATTATAAGATTCTGCAATTTTTTTAGAAACAAAGGTAAGTTTTTCGGAAGAATCAATAGCATTTTCAATCGTAGATTGAATTTGAAATCCTAAAGAAGTAAAAGCATCTCTAAGAAATTCCGTATTTTCACGAAAATTCCTAGAAAATCTATCTTGGGATTCATTAGCTCCCTCAAATGGATCTCTTGTATTATCTGCCATAATTCGTTAATAAATATTCAAAATTTAAACTTTTTTAGGACCTGCCTTTACTTTAAAGGGTGAGGTCTGTTTAAATAGTTCTTTATTAACCTTACCTGAAGGGTCAACTACACTATTAGTGTTTTTATTAGATATTTCTTCAGTGCTCTTATTTTGCTCGTCATAATATGTTTTAATTTTATTAAAAACAAATTTTCTTAACCATGTAGGCATGTTATATACAGTTTCAAAGTTGTACCCTCCATTTCCATGGAATACTATTTCATGGATTTGAGAGAATACACTTACTCTGTATTGGGGGGCGTTATTAAAAGTCAGGCCAAAAAAAGTTAAGCCCTATAGGCAAAGCAGCCTCCTCTCCACCATCAGTAGTAAATACTAAATTTACATCTGGACTAGCTTTACGCATATAATCTCTAAAAGCTCTAGAATCTCTAGCAAGAAGATAAGTGTCTACAAATTCTCTAATAGTTTTTACATCTCTATTGTTACCTACTGAGGTAATGATATGCTTTAATCTAGTAGATAATTCTGGGTTAGCTTCTTGATTAAGTTTTTTAAGGCCTGCTAATTCAGCTTCAATTTTTTTCTCATCAGCATGAGTTAAAATTTTGAAAGTAATTTCAGTACCTGTAGCTGGTAGTGTGAAGGCAAATTCTTTATTAGAATCTAGTAAAGATTCGTCTAAAACTTTATTCTCCAGTTTACTAAGATCTACTGTGTACTTTTTACCCAAATATGTGAAGGTATAATCGGCACCGTATCCTAAAATTCGAGAAGCAACCATCAAGGCATTTTTATCCCCTACAACTAACTCATCGTAGTTAATAGGAGAAATAATTAATGATTGGAGCAATTTATCCAATACTATTCCTTGTTGTATATAGGATTGGTTGGATAAAATATCTTCTTCTTTGGCAGTCATGTATTTCATTTCAACTTTACCACTAGATAAAGCACTGCCCGGAGAATAAAGTAAGCCTTTAGATGGAAGCTCTATAACTTCGGTTGGGAATTTTGTTTCGCTCATAAATTATTTATTATAACTAATATGTTTATAAATACTATAAAGGGAGGTTCTTTAACGGGTTAATTAATAAGATTTACCTTGTGTACGAATAAGATCAAAATCTTTATACACTTTAGATTCTAGTTTATCAGCTCTACTATCAATATGACGATAGAGATTTTCTAATTCTTGTCGAGTATTATTATTTAATAGATCTGTGTAATTTATGCATCTATGTTCAAGAGCATCGTTGTCACGAATAATTGCTTCATCAATATTTTGAAGAATATTGATTTGTTTTTGGAGATTTTTAATTTCCATAAAATTCATAAACGTAACCACAACCATTAATATAGTAATGACCGCAGCTACACCTAAAATAAATGATGTAATTTCCATAGTTTTGTTTAGTATTTAGATGTCAAAGAACCTATCCCTTATAGATTGAGTAGTAAGATAAAAAAAGAGCTTGGCGAAGCCAAGCTCTCTTTGTGAAATATGTAAACTTTTTTAGAAGTTTAGTACACAGTAATCCATACCTAACACTACTGTTAAGTTAGTAGCTACGTTATCAGTATCCCAGTTGTAGTCACCAAAACTAGCTTGTTTAATAAATGCTCCTTTGATAATCCATTCAGAAACAATATCACCTACTGGACCTAGAATATCAATTGTCACGTCCTTTTTATAGAAATCGGAGTAACCATCTCTACCTGTTACAGATTCGTGGTGCAAACGTACCCATTCCATTACTGCCTGTGCACCTGAAGGAGTGATTGGATCAAACAGTGTCATTGTAATATCGTTCCATCTAGTTTTGCCTTTAATTTTGCGATATACGTTGATATGGTTAAGAACAGTTTCTGCTTGATCAAATCCTACAGCAGATATAGCTTTAATGATATATGCAGGAATACCATCTACATACATTATGAATCTATTAGGAATTTTAGGCTCAAATGCTGTAAAAAATATTTCGTTTGGGTCTAGTACTGGCATTGTTCTTTATATTATTATTTAATTATAAATATTCAGGTTTTAAGGAATTACGCTGGGAAAGAAGCTCCGGTTGGTAAGATGTTGAAATCTAAGTAAATGAATTCAGCGGTCTTAGTTGGTTGTAGATAAATCTGACCAATTAACTGGTTTCTATCAATTACATCAGCTGTGTTATTAGAATCATCCATAATCACTCTGAAGGCGTATAAACCTTGACGTTGCTGAACTGATTCAAGATATGGGTTAACTTGGCTTAAAAATTGGTTTCTTGTAGCTACTGTGTTTTGTTCAAACACTAGGTTATTTGCTACTTGAGAAATGTAAGACTTAAGAGAAATTAACAATCTTCTAACATTTACACGATCAAGTGCAGATGCTTTTTTCTGTAATGTTTTCTGACCGTATACTGATACTCCGGTGCTTGGGAATACTGCAATTGGGTTAACATTACCTACATAGAGGTTATTACGTTGGGTTTGAGTAAGCTTTTGTTCTGGTCTTACTACAGTGGCTAAACCACCTCTGTTAATACCTGCTGGTGCGAACCATGGATCAGAAACACTATCAGTGAAAGCGTATACTGATGGGATCATAGTAGAAGCAGGAACCCAAACTAATTGACCTGTGCTTGGATCGATAGTCTGTAACCAAGGCCAATACGTTGCTGCATAGCTAGAATTGTAAGTACCTGCTCTTTGAATTACAGTTGCTGTTTCAGCACCATAAGGTACAGTATCAATAATTGCGATAGCATCACCTCTGTTTTGGCAAAGGCTAATTAAATTAGTAACTTGGCTTGTATTATCAGCAGCAGTTAAACCCGGAGCTGTAATATTATTGAATAAGTATTCGTCTTGGTTTGCTAGAAGGCTAATTGCAGTGTTATAATCACTTGCATTTATACCTTGAATGTTTGTTGATCCTGAGATTTGGTTGTAGAATTTAGCTCCGGGACCATATACAGTTTTACCAGTACCATCAGTGAATGAACCACTAGCATTTACAGGAATTGAACCTGTGTATTGGTTTTTAGCTATACCGGCATTATCAAAATATCCAGGAGTTAATGCATTTACTTGGCTAACGTAAACATATCTAGATTGGTTAGGATAATTACCTACTACTTCAATGTAAGTATCACCACCTACAGTAGTTACTTTTTTATAAGTATCACCAAGTACTGCTGAAATGTAGTTAGGTTGAGTTGGGTCAAGTGATAAGTTAGTCCAAGTTTCTAAAACATTGGTTTCATCTGTAGTATCATCACCTTGTCTAATTAATAAGCTAAAGATACCATTAGTTACATCTCTGTTAACAACTTGCCATCTAACATTATAAGCTGAACCACTTGTTAAAGCACCGTAATTATCTTCTGAACCTGAGTTGTTCATGATATTACCTTGGCTGAGAGTTTTTAATACAAAAGCATTTTGATTTTCAATATCATCGGCAATTAAAGTAATTACCATATTGGTACCTACACCTGTTGCTCCTAATGAAGCTGAAGAGAATGTAATAGTATCACCTACAGCATACCCCGTACCTGAACCTGAAACTATAATGCTAGAGACAATACTAGCTGAAGCTAAAGTAATATTAAATAATGCTCCTACACCTGTACCACTAGTAGCAGAACCCGTTATACCAGTATAAGTCCCAGCTGAAGCTGAAGGAGGGGTAGTAATTGAACCTGATAGAGCATTAAGAGTTTCTACTAAATTACCAGTTTCATTTTCATTATAAATAGGAGTGCTGTTAGCGGATGTCCATGATCCTGAAGCAACTCTAGTTACTAAAAGAGTAGTACCACCATTTTGAAAATAGTTGTACGCTGATATATTGGTTAAATAGCTAAAAAGTTGACCGCCACTTAAAAAAGCAGAGCCAAATCTATTAACAAAATCAGAATATGAGGTAACTAAAGTTGGAATGTTTACTTCTCCCAAAACAGTAGGACCTATAAGAGCAGCCCCAGCTTGAACAGGTTGTTGTGTAAGAAATGACTGGTCGTTCTCACGGGCTAATACTCCAGGTGAAAGTAAAGTTTCTGCCATTGTAAAGTTATATTTTAGGTTTTATTATAAATATGTAAGAGTTTCTCAAAAAAAATATAATAACCATTAAAATATAACTTGTAACTTTAGAAATTACCCAATTGTAATCTCTCCAGTCTCTAAATCTATACGCCCAAAACCATATTTTTGAGTAAGAGTTTCGCTAAGTTTTTGATTTTCTTCTTCTAATTTTAAGATATATTCTTCAATTTTAGCTTTGCTTGCTTTAAGTAAAGCCATTTGGTATTC